AGCTGCATCTAATGAGTTCTTCTCACTTTCTAAATTGAGACACTTAATGTTATCACTAAGCATATCAATTACTCTTAATAATGTGTTTGTATCCATAATGTATAGTTTTAAATCAAGATGAGTTATGAGCTGTTAGAAAATAAAAGAACTACCAAGGTAGTTCTTCTATGTCTGCTTGCTTTGCATAGTGCTCAGCTTCAAGCCTGTTTATGTGCTTGATGAGCTCTTCTCTTTCCATCATCATCAGTTCTTCCTCCCTTGTGAGTATTTCACGTAGGTCATTGTCAATAGGTTCTTGCATACTAAAAGTTTTAAGGTGTTAATTCAAGATATGTTATGAGCTGTTGAGAAAAAATAAAAGAGGACTTTAATAGTCCTCTTCTAGAATTAAACCTACCACATTGTCTCTCTTAGCTTGAGAGATAATGTCTTCTATGGCCTCATTAGACCACTCACGTAATAGTGAGATAGATCTTTTACTGAGACCTTCTCCAAACTTTAGGATCATTAATCCGTCAAGTTCATCAATAAGGCTTTGTTTTCTGCTATTATTAGCAGAGCTGATAAAATAAATTGCAAGCATGTGGTATAAATTAATTGGTTCAAGAAAGGTTATGAGCTGTTTAAAAAAACAGACTTAACGTATCTGTTGTGAGGAACTCCCCCTTCCGTCAGAAGGTTTGGCAACGGTTAGTTTAAAGACACTAACAAACGGTGTAACTACAGAATAGGTTATGAGCTGTTATATATACTATGAGATAACCCTCTTACAGGTTATCTCTTAGCAATACAGCTGGAATGCTATCAATAGGACAGAAGTATGTGTGCCTATCTAAGCCCTCAATGATAGCTGATCCATCAGACTTCAACTCAATGAAGTATTCAGGGTCAACGTGTCTTGTTTGATGCTGTCTTACAGCACCTATTAACAATCCACTTAGTATACCCAAGCCAAATACAAGGGTAACTAATAAAGCAAGTCTTTTCTCTTGATTCATAATTGATAGATTAAATATTCAATAAAGGTGATGAGCTGTTAGAGAAAATGAGATGCCCTAGAAGGGCAACTCATCTCTCTCACTGCTAAACTCTTGATCTAACTTGTAGGCCTCATATATACAATCTTCACACATTGGATATAAGTACATAGGACCTTGCTCTTGAGCAACTTGGATACCATCTTCATAGATAGGTATCAATTCAAAATTATAAGCAACTGGTTGACCGCACTTGCAGTCTGGTAGAAAAACTTTTTCCATGGTAAATGTTTTAGGTAAATAATTCAGAATAGGTGGTGAGCTGTTCAGATCATAGGGGGTACCCCCGCGCGGGCAGAGGAGTGGGGGGTCTGTTGCATATGGGTCACCACATTCTCTTATATAGAGTAAACCCATTTACCACATCCTCCTGTATACTATTTTCTCCCTCCCCGTGTCCAGTTTTTAGTCCAATAAACTGGACATACTGGGGGTACATAGACTAAGTAGATTGCCGGGGGGATTATATGCACCTACATATAGTTTAGGCTGATGTGACCATATTGTATGCATTTACATATAGTCCCTTTAAAGGAACATTTCTGTATGTTAATGTCCGTTATATAACACATTATACAGCAATATCACATTCTATGATGGATTTATCCTACATATAATTATCTTTACCCTATGGCATATATAGAACATAATTTTTTTCCGCTGAAGGTATTTGTCAGGAATGAGTACATGTATCAGCACAAGAAGGGTCATGGAGAATTGACCCCGGGGGTTATTATATCAGTAAGGTGTATGCCAGGGCAAGCTGCGTTATTTCAAGTACTCTTAGAGAATGGCGTACTTAGAGATAAGTTACCAAGTCATGCTTTACTACATGAGCCAGAGATGCCAAACCCAGATCTACCTTTTCATTACTTACAGATATGGAACTGTTTCTCTTATAACTTTACTTTACTTCACTTATCGTATTTGTATGATACCAGAGTAGAGGTGTATATGAAGGATCATAAGTTCTACCCGGGTAGTTATTATGGTACCATCAACTGGGGGTCTAATGATCCTAACACAGATTTGTCATTAGCAGAAGATCCACTGGAGCATAAGAGTCACCACATCATTTTACTTGATAATGGACAGATTGCTCTACAACCAAACAACCGGATCAAATGGTCTGAGCCAAGCTTTGTAACTAAACCATTCCCAGAGAAACCTGATTACTTAGTAAACAAAGATTACTACAACTGCGAGGGATTTGAGAAATGGAGTACAGAAGATTCCGATAGGATGTTTTATGATAATGAATAATTTTGTATATTAATAGTATGAAGAAAATAGACATGGGTAAGTTTGTTCTACTAATAGGTAAAGATGCTACTGAGATCTTTGACTATTATGATGTAGATCAAATGCACGGGTTAAACCGTAAAGATGCCCAAGCTGAAGAAGTTGACAAGACTAAAGGCAATGGTGTCTATATATATGGTTGGACTAACTATGATCCCCGGGATAAAAAGCTAAAAGCCAAAGCACCATACAAACCATTTCTATTTCTAAATAAGAAACACTTCAAAGGAGACTTTACTGATATAACACTAGTAAATCATGAGGCTATGCATGTAGCAATACTCTTGAATAACTGGAAGATTATGGATAAAGAAGAAGATGCAATTAGTCAAGCAGAAGAGTATACTAATAAAATAGTTAGACTTCTTAAGTTAGACAAGTTTACAAATTAGTATATTAGTATTATAAATTTATAACAATGGCAAAGATTAAAGAAGGAACAACTAAGTTGGCTAAGGTAAGAGTATCCAGGCCAGGTATTCATGCTAAAGCAAAGACTAGCAAGTTGAAGAAAAGTAAGAATTATAAAAAATCTTACAGAGCACAGGGTAGATAAAATATTTTACTATATTTGTATGTGTTCATAATGTGAATGTTTTAAAGGTTAAAACAATGAAAGCCCAGATTAATACCCTGGGCTTTTTTATTTAAAAATATTTTTTATATTTGTTACATGGTATACATCTATAAGCCAATTATGTGTCAAGTTAAAGCAATCCAGTTCAATGGCCGGAATGCTGATGACATCATAGAACTTATAGGTAAAGGGAATGCTTTTTATAGTAGTAGCAATGGGCTCTGGATATTTTTACCACATGGTCAAAAAAGAGTACACCTTGACGATTATATATTGTTGACTGATGATAATACTATCAAAGTGTATGACCCCATTGACTTTAAAAAAGATTTTGAGTTAGTGCCATGACACAGCATCAAGCTGAGATGTGGAGAAAGCTGACTGCAGAGTCAGAAACTAATCTAGAAGCAAGGATTAAATTTGATAAATATATGGAAGAACAAGTACAAGTAGGTATTCAAGAAGTGAGATTACCAAGTTTTGGAGAACAGTTAGTAGGACTAAATCCTGATATCACACATGAAGATGCTGATGTCCAAAGAGTAAAAGAACTAGCAGCAGAGATAGCAGAGATCTTAAAGCGTAGATATACAATGGATACAAAGCTGCCAGTAAAGAGTTTGTTGTTTGATCATGCAGTAGGTGAGATACTGAATGCTCAAATGGCAGTAGAAAAAGTAATAACACTAAAATAGAAACCAATGCAACCATTTAAATTATTAAGAGGAAGAACAATCTTATTAGATGTTCCAAAGAAAAAAGAATCAGGACTTCAGCTGAGTGCTAAAGATGAAGATGCTATCATGCAAGAAGCGATGAAGATGTGGAGTAAACTCAATGTCTTTGCCGTAGGTGATAAAGTAGAAGAAGTTAAAGTTGGAGACAAAGTCTATGTCCGTACAAATGCACTTAACTTAGAAGTAGTTGAACGCATTGATATTGATGGAGAGACTAAACTTGTCCTTAATGAAGGAGATGTTGTTATAGTATGGTAAACTTTAGTAAAGAATCAGAAGAGCGGTATGAAAAAGTCATGTGCTCTAAAGAAGAAATGGCTGTACCAGCAAAGGATATTGAATCTAGAATTATTATTGTTAATGATTCTACTAGGCCTAATCACTACGGTGGTGCTGGTACTACTTATGAAGTATTCAACGTACTAGAAGCCTGGGGTATAGATAAAGATTTCTATCTTGGCAATGTAGTTAAGTATATTGCAAGAGCAGGAAAGAAAAATAAATCCACTGAAAAAGAGGATCTTAAGAAAGCTTTAGTATATTTACAAAGAAGAATAGACTCATTATGATCTGGTTAAAGATATTATTAGCAGCATTTGGGATAGGAACAATATGTTTCTTCTGGATTATAATCAATGCTATGACAAGACCTGTTTACAACAAGATGTATAACATGTATGTTGAAGATGAGAAGGGCCGTGCCATAGCTAATTGGACCATTGGTGCCCTAATACTAGTATCATTTTTATTTGGATATCTGATAGGATAGCTTCTTCTTTAGTTTAGTTTCCCTACCCTGTCACAAAGTCCCTGGTTTTTACCGGGGATTTTTTGTTATATAAAATATTTTTTGTATATTATAATGTATACATTTAACATTTATAGCCGTGGATATTTTAAATTTTATAAGCTGGATCAAAGGTGGTAGACAAGTTTCTACTGTAGATGCATCCAAAACATTAGTTCCTCTTGGATTAAGAGATGCAAAAAGAGATGATGGTTACCTTGCAGGTGCTATCACAGTAGAAGATTTGCTTGCACTTGTAGATACAAGTATTCAAGGAGAATCATATATTGTAGTAAAAGGTGATGGTGCAACTGCTGCCGAAAATGGTGCAGAATTAAAAGCTGCATATGATATTGCTGTTGCATCTACCCCATATGGTAGTGCTAAGTCATCTTCTAATGAGTATACTATTCTTGTAGCTCCAGGTACATATGATATGAGTGCTTATAATGGAGCATATGGTTGGGAAATAGATGCTGATTATGTAAATGTTATCAGCCTTTCTGGAATTGCTGATGTTGTTCTTACAACTTTCTTAGTTAGCAGTAGTTTCTGTACTATTAAAGGTATTGATGCAAGCCCAAATAATGGTCAAATACTTATTGACCCAAGTACTACATCTATTACATTTGATACATGTATTGCTAGTGATTTTTCATTTGGTGCAGGAATAACAATGAATGGACACACATTTAAAAATTGTACTGCAGGAAGCAATTCCTTTGGATCATCTATGGTATTATTTGCACCTATTCCTTTTGTAACACCTCCTCAATCTACACCACAAACAGTTACCATTCAAGCTTGTACTTTTGAAAACTGTGTTGCTGGATCAAATTCATTTGGTGCTGCATTTGTTGATGCAGGAATTATAGATTCAACATTTAATAAGTGCTTGGTATCAACAACGGATCCATCGCTAGCTTCTTCTTTTGGTTATGCAGGTAATTTTGGACCTAGTGGTGGAACTGTTTATATTGCTGGTACAACTTTTACAGATTGTAAGAGTGGTTGGTATAGTTTTGGTTGTCATACAGGTTTTGTAGGTGCCTCAGTTCTTATAGAATCTAATGCTGTATTTACTAATTGTAAAGCTGAAGCACACACATTTGGATACTCTTCAACTGGTAATACTGCAGAAGCACTTGGTTTCTTCAAAAACTGTACTGCTCTAATATTCTCATTTGGATATACTAGAATGACTCGCCAAGGTATGGCAAGTGGTACTTTTGAAAATTGTACTCTTATTAATAATGAAGGTTTTGGTGGTTATGAAGCAAGTGGTTTATTTATAAATTGTAGAGTAGGTTCTCCTACCACTGGTGGTGGTTTTGCATATGCATTTGGTGCTGCTGATCCTGGAGCAGGATATGCAAGTGGAACATTCACTAATTGTGCAGCATATGGATTCTTCAGTTTTGGTAATCAAACAGCTAATGGTATTTTTACAAACTGTATAGCTTCTTTTGCTGCATTTGGTAAATTAGCAGACGGTATATTTAATAACTGTGTTGCTAGTGGTAGCGCATTTGCTTGGGATACAACTGGATTAACAGTAGCTGGTCAGTTCAATCACTGTATAGGTGGTCAAAATTCATTTGGTAATGATGATAATACATTAACTAATTATTTGCTCTCTGGTAGAGCAGCCTTTTGTATTAAAAATTACGGGGATTATTATACATCTTCGGGTGCACCAACAGTATTACAGTGTGTAAATGGAAGTAACGTTGTTGTAACAATATAAAAATAAATTATGAAAACATATAGATCAAGTCAAGAAGGTGTATGGACAACTCCAGCACACTATCCAATTACAGAAGCTGAAACAGCATTATTTAATTCTGAAGATTCTGCAGATGATGCAGCAAAAGAAGCTCTTAAAGAAACTATTGCAGCATTCTACGCAACAAACCCTTCTGAAGAAATTTCTACAGAAGTAGTAGAACAACTAAATAGTATCTATAACTCACATAAACCAGAAGTTGGAGAAGGTGAAACATATGAACTTATTAGTGCTACTATAACATTAAGAGAAGAAAAAGTTAGTGGTTTAATTAATTGTAGACCAGTAATCTTAAAAGAAGATGGTTCAAAAGAATTAAAAAACCAGCTTCAGATTAGATTTTAATATTTATAACCATGGACATTTTAAATTTTATTTCTTGGATTAAAGCAGGTAACTATAGAGCTACCCTTCCAACAGACGTTACTAACTTGATTGCAGTAGGTGCAAAAGATCCATCTCGTGATGATCAGTATCTTTCTCTTGCGGTTAATGCCGCTCCTTTGCAGACATTATATCGTACAGCTAATGTAACTCAAGGTACTAGTATTACAACAGCAGTTACTGTAGATGCACTTAATGGTGTTATCACAACTGTATCATCTACATTAGCAGCTAATGCTAGAACTTCTTTTACTGTAAACAATGATTTGGTTGTTGCAGGATCAAGAATTTTAGTATCTGTTGAATATGATGAAGCAGCAACTGGTATTCCAGTAGTAGGTGTTGCTGATATTGCAGCAGGATCATTCAAAGTAGTACTTAGTAATGGTGCTGGTGTAGCTGCATTAAACAATGTAGTTAAAGTACACTATATTATTCTTAACTAATTATGTTAAACAACCTTACTAACTTATTTAATCTTATCAGAACTAGAATGGTGAAGACCGTTTTAGAAGATGGTGATTTGTTTGTGGTTGGAACAAGAGATACAAGATATGATGGTAGTTATAAACCCGTAGTAGCACCATTAAGTGCTGTTGTTAATTCTGTTATTAACCAGTTACCACCATCACCTCCAGGATTATATGGTCTTTATGCACAAACAGCTAATAGTATTCCTGTTACTGGTACAACTGCAGAAACCTCTTTAATTAATGGGGGTGTAGGTACGTTATCTGTACCGGCTAATGGATTTCAAGTAGGAGATAGTTTTAGAGCTATAATGGCTGGAGTTTTAAATGTAGCCAATAATCAGACTATAAGGATCAAAGTAAAAACAGGTAGTGTAATTCTTTTAGATAGTGGTCTTCAAAATATTACTAATATTACTAATGATGTTTTTTCTTTAAACATTGATTTTACCATTAGACAACTTGGAACAACTGGTGTAGCATCTATAGTTTCATTAGGCACTTTTCATTATGCAAAAACATCAAACACTAGTGTTCAAGGTTTTGCATTTAATGTGGTAAACAATACAACATTTAACACTACTATCCCAAACACCCTTGATATAACAGTACAGTGGGGAAGTAATAATGCTGGAAACAGCATTTTCAGTGATATATTTATTTTAAACAAAACATATTAAGATGTCAGTAGGTAACATTAACTCATACGGAGATAAAAAGAATAACTTTAACTTTCAGTACAAGGTACTACAAGGTATAACATCATTGATCAGTACATTTACTGGAGGAAGTTCTGGTGCTGCTAGAACTACTACAATTATTAGGCCAGCTGCAGCGGGTACTATTCCTGCAGGAGTATTTTCTGTTTCAATTGCTAATGTTGGATCTGGTAACGGAACAGTTAAAGCTACTACATTGAAGCCAGGAGAAGTCATTAATTTAGATGCAGGAGCTATTAACAATACTCTTGATGCAATTGATTATGATGCTACAGGAACAGAATTCCTTATTGCATATGTTGCATAATAATAGGTTATGAAATATATGCGTATATCTAACATTAATCTTTCAACCATGCTTCAGGTATGTCTAATAGTGATGTGCCTGTTTTTGCTTATGAGAAAACCTAAACAAGTTTATCCGGTAAGTAAGCAGAAAACAATTGAAAGAAGAATAGAAGGTAAAGAAACTATAATTAGAGAAAAAGGTAAAGTAATAGATAATAGTAAACTTCTTATTGCCCAATTAAATGCAG